TCCTAAATCTGGGCCGCCGTCACATAGATGACGCCTGCAGCGGCCGAAGAGAATCGGAACATCACCGACGCGGCGCCTTGAGCCACCCACGTGTCCATATCCATGACGGCCGAGACGGCTTGGCTGTTGGTCCCGGTCAGGGCAACGGATGTGGTGACGTTCGCCCCGATCGCGGCGCCCGCCGCCGATTGACCACGGGTGATGATCTGAAGGCTGTTGGCCGCCGCCGAGGGTTTGCGACACTTGACCGTGACGCGGACTTTCTGGCCCGCAACCGGGGTCAAGGCCCACTTCGGCCGCAGAAAGTCGGTGCTCGCATTGATCTTGAGCGCCCAACCCTCCGCGACATTCTCGATGTTCGCGTCCAGCAGGTCGGCCAGGGTCTCAGAGGCGCCCGCGAACTGATGGCTCCAGTAGCGCTGAATGTTCGATTTCGAGGTGAACGGCGGAATGACGCCGCTGTCTCGAACCGCCGCAAGGGCCGCCTGCGCCGATGTCCCCGACGCCACATTCGCCGCCACCGCCCCGTCGCGCGCATCCACCGCCTGATTGCGATAGGCCAACCCCTCGGCCGCCCGCGCCGCCGCCTGAACCGCCGCGCCTTCCGACGCCGCAGCATGGTCGCCCGCATCGCCCGCAAACGCCTCGGCCTGAGCGGCGGCGAGAACCGAGGCCTGCGCCTTCTGGTCGGCCGTGTCGCGCGCCGCCTGCGCCGCCAGCTTCTCTGCGTTCGCCGCCTGGGCGCTGACTTCCGCTTCGTCGGCCTTGGTCGTGGCGATCCCGGCCGCATCGTTGGAGGCCTGGGCGGCCGCCTGCGACTGGTCGCGATACTGTGACGACAGGTTAGACGCCGCCGCCGCCGTGGCCGCGTATCCTTCCGCGCCGTCACGCGCAGCGACCGCGCCGGTCTCGGCCGCTTGAGCGCCGCCGCGCGCCGTCTGGGCGGCCAGCATGTCCTCATGCGCCGCCGCCGCCTTCTGGCCCGCCTCCGTATCGCTGGCGGCGGCTGAACTGGCCGAAGCGGCCGAGGCCGAAGCCTCCAGTTTGGCCGCAACCTCAGATGTCACATCCTCATAGACCAGAGACGCAATCTCGACCGTGCCGCCGCTGGCCGCAGACGAGCCCGTCTCTGAGCCCAGATGCGAGCCCGGCCGGAAATGGGTGGCGGTCGGCTGGCCGGATCGGATCGAGGCCGAGGTGGCCTCCCACGTAATGGTCTGCCACCCGGCCGCGACGCTCATCGTCTGGGTGACGTACTGTCCGCCGTTGTTATCGGCCGCCGCATTCGTGCGCCGGATGCCGACCTGCACCTTCGTCGGCAGGGCGCCGTCAGCAACCAGACGGACGCGGGCCGTCACGCGATGCGTCCGGCCTTCTCCGATGGCGACCCAGCCCTTGGCGTTGACGTGACGCACCACGCCGGTCGTGCGCAGGACGTCCCCCTCGGCAGCGTTCGTCTCGATGCTGACGCCAGGGCCGGTGACTGGCCCCGTGTTCTCCGGCCGCCCGACCAAAGTGCTGGTGAAGAACTCAACCTGCGCGGGACGGCTCGGCAGCGTGGCGACGGCTGCTGATTGAGCCCCGTCACGGGCCGCCTGCGCCTCCAGTTTAGCCGCCTGCGACGCCGCCGCGCCTGCGCCCGATTCGCTCGCCCACGACGCGGCGTCGTCGCGCGCCTCAACGGCGGCGGCGGCCCCGGCCTGCGACTCGTTACGGGCCTGCGTGGCCAGCTGGCGCTCCTGCGCCGCCACGGCCGCCGAATCTTCCGCTTCTCCAGCCGCCGTCACGCTCTCATTGCGCGCCGAGACCGCACCGGCCCGAGCCTGTTGAGCCTCCAGCCTGGCCTCTTCGGCGTCCTCTGCGCGCTGATCCGTCTGCGCCGCAGCAAGGATCACCTCGGCCTTGGCCTGATTGGCCGCAGCCTCAGAGGCCGCCGCCGCCGCAGCGCTCTGCGCCGCCGAAGCCGTGTCGCCATAGACCTCCTCAAGCGCCTCCACGGCCTGACGGTTCTGGTCAGCCAGCGTCGCCGTGTTCGTCAGCAAGTTGAGGATGTCCTGAACCGGCTCGCCTTTCAGGTGGGTGGTGTCGCCAGCGATCAAGTCGCCAGCTACGATGCCGCACTTGATGTCGGGCTCGCTCTTAGCGCCGTTTTTCGCCACGTACTGGAGCGAGAAGCAGTAGGTCTGCCCCGGCGTCAGTCCGGCGACCTCATAACGGCCGTCGGGTCGAGGCGAGCCCTCATAGCCATCCGTCCATGGCCCCGTCGCGCTCGGCCCGTGCTTGATGATGACCGCGACAATGTCCGTCGTCTCGATCGGCAGTTCGATGATGACGATTGGCTGCGAGACCCCGCCCTCGCCGGGCGGCTTGGGCACGGCCGTCCAGTCTTCTGGCGCGGGCGGCGGGACGTACTTGGGATCGACGGCCGACAGGCTGGGCGACGGCGCCGGCTGTGCGGCCTGCCCCAGAGCCCAGGCGTGCTTGCCGTCGCTCTCCGAACGCAGCTCCAGCGTCACGCTCGCGGCCTGATGGTTCACCGTAGCGCGACGGACGACGAACTTCTGACCGGCCAGCGCCAGCTCCGGCACGTCCACGGTGATGCAGTCGCCCGGATGGACGTGCATCAGGTGGACCTTGGACGGCAGGGTCGCCGTCAGCCCCTCGCGCAGATTGGCCAGGTCATAGGCCGCAAGCTGCCCCGCCTGCTTGGCGTCGCGGACGTGGGTGTATTCGATTTCCAGCGAGCGCGGCTCGCCCCGGTCCTCATCGCGATAGACGGACGACGTGACCTCGCCGGCCGGGACGTACTGCCAGCCGTTCGCCTCTGACTTGTAGCGCGGGACGATAGTGTTCTTGCGCTCGCGGCGTGGTGTCAGCGGCCGGATCTCGGCTTGCCCGATCAGGTCGTCCCGCGTGTAGGAGTAGGTCGCGACGCGCGGGGCGTTGACCATGACGCTGATCTGCGCGCCACGGCTGATCGGCTCTCCGCCGCCCGCCTGAAGCATCGCCAGCAGAGTCTGGAACTTGCCGTCCGAAGTCGACCATTCACCCGAGATCGTCCAGCCGTTCGCATCGGCGATGTTGGCTCCCTCGACAAAGGCCGGGATATCGATCGCGGCGTCAGGCGCCCCGATGCCTGCGATCCGCTTGCTGCGATCGATGGAGCCATCGGGGTTCAGCTTGTAGTGACCACGCACCCATGCGAGGCCGTGATCATAAGGGTTCTCGGACCAACCCCAGGTGCGCCAGTCATCCCGGCGCTGGGGTCCGTTGCCGCCCGGATAGGTGCTGTCGTAGCGGGGCTGCCAGACCTTCATCCAGCGGCCGATCCAGCGCGGATCAGGCACGCCGTTAGTGTAGACGTCCCGGTCCTCCGGGTTCTTCGCCAGCACCATCGTCCAGAAAGAGAAGGAGACCTGCGGCGCCGCGTGCTGCGTGCCCCAGCCCGTCAGGCCGGGGTTGCCGTACTTCAGGCCCGTCGGAGGCAGTAGGGCCGCATCGCCGGGCAGGCCCAGCGTCGTCCGCTGCCACATGTCGGCCGCGTAGAATCCGGTCGCCTCGTTCTGCGGGCCACTGAAGGTGACGGTCGCGCCGTCCGCCTCAAAGCGCGGAACCTGATCGATCGGTCCGAGCGACAGCGCCACGCCCAGCGACATGGCGACCTTCTTGTAACCCCAGGTCGCATGAAAGACCTTGTTGCCGCCCAGAGCCGTGTAACCCATCGCGCCGCGGATGGGGGCCTTGGGGTCGGGCTTGAAGTCAAGCGTGGTGCCGCTGGATGGCACGTCCGGCCGGAGCAGGGCGGCTGACGCAGCTGACAGCCCCATCATGATCCCGCCCTTCACGATGGCGCCAGCCAGCGCATAGGTGCCACCCATGCCCAGAGCGCCAACCGTGCCCATCGCGCCTAGGACCGTTGCGGTCGCGGCCACGGCGGAAGAGTAGGCGGCCGTAACGAAGGCGACGGTGGCGCTGATGGGCTCGGGCATTAAACGACCCTCCAGGCGATGCCGGGTTCAATGGCGACCAGTTCGGCGAACACGCCCTCGTGCGGCCCGAAGACGTGATTGCGGTGCAGGACGATCTGCATGGCGTCCCCCATGCCGCCGAGGCCGGGGACGCAGCAGATATCTCCGATGCGGGCCTCGGCTCGCGCATCCCAGCGGGGGAAGTGCTGGTCCATGATCTCGGCGAGGGAGGAGACGCCCAGCTTCTTCAGAGCGCGGCGGGCGCCAACGGGCGTGCTGTAGGCTCCGCCCTTCAGCAGCGAAGGCTTGAATCCCATCTGCTTCAGGTGAAACGCCGCCATACGGGCGCAGTCCATCGACCCGAGAACGAACGTCTGGCCGTTGAAACGGGCGAAGGTGGCGTTCGTGGCGGCCACCCGCAGTTCTAGCTCTGTCATACTTGGTCGTATCTCGCGTGGTCGTTGCCGCCGCCGATGGAGCCGTTGCCGCCGCCGTATGATCCGCCCGAACCCGAGGACGGGCCGTTGTAGCCCCAGAACAGCTTCTGGCCGGCGTTGGTGACGTGCTGGAAGGCGCGAGCGCCGGAGCCGTACAGGTAGGTCCAGAAGGCGTCGTTCCAGCGGTGGCCTTCGTTGTCGTCGAACAGGCGCTCCCAGATCGTCGCCAGTTCCAGCTCCAGCAGAGACGAGTTCTGGGCGTGGTTGAACCCGGCGTCGTCCAGCTCACCGACGAAGCGCACGTCCGGTTCGCCGATGACCTGGCCGGTCTGCCGATCGATGGCGGCAGCGTAGATGGTGACGGGTGAGCCCTGGGCGCTGGGCGCGGTCAGGGCGGCGATGGCGGCGTTGCCGGTCGGGAGCAGCTGCACGGTCTGCCGGGGCGCCTCAGTGCCTTCGGCTTCAGTGAACTCGCCGAAGCCCGCGATCTTGCCGAAATCGCCGTCCTCGGCCGTGTACGATTCAGCACCCCACAGCACGAAGCCTGAGCCGTCCACCAGCCGGATCGTCTTGCCGGGCAGTTCGATCTTCAGCAGGTGAACCAGCATAGGATTGCGGGACTGGAGCGCGGCCAGCATGGCCGGAGACATGGACATGCAGTCCTCCGTTCAGACACGGCGGAGCGCCCCGCGAACGAGGCGTCAGGCTGACGATGTGGAGTGGTTAGGCGGTGCGGTTGGCCTGGGCCGCAGCTCGCACCTGATTCCCAATCTGGTTTCGCTCATGGGAAGACCAGACGACATGCGAGATCGCGATGACGAAGAAGCCCAGTGCAAGGACGAAACCGGTCGCGACCGACAAAGGACCAACAATCCCAGTGTGCTGGCCAGCGAAGCCAAACATGCTCAGCATGATCGACGCAGCGCCGTACCCGACGCACGACCATTGGTAGCGGAAGCCCGCGCGGACCAGGCGGTCCCATTCACCCGGATCCCGAGGGCGCACGGTGGAGTAGTGGTAGATGTTGTCGGTCAAAATCCAGAACATGAAGGACGCGGCAATTGCTACCAGAGCAGCCGCGAAGAACGGCGCGCCATGCGGTCCTGTTGCGACCAGAGCCGCGCCAGGCAGTGCAGCGACTGCCGCCATGAGGCCCTGGATGCGCTGGCCCTCGAGCGTTTTGTAGTCGGTTGGCGTCAAGGCTTTCCCCCGGCCAACCATTGTCATCTGATCCGTCATCTGTCTACGCGCGCTCCTTGATGGTGAAGCGGAACGGCAGGTACTTCGACCGGCTCGTGTTCCAGGCTTGCTCATTGCCCTGCACGAAGCCCTCGATCTTGGCCTCGAAATCCAGGGCGGTTCCGCCTGGCGGCTGGCGCCGCAGCATCGGCTCGATCTGCAGGGTCGCCGTGCCGCCAGCGCTGACGACCACGTCCGCGACCGCGACCTGATAGAGGTAGGACTCGCCGCCGATGATCATGGAGAAGAACTTCCCCTCCTTGATCACGTCGCCGGGGATCAGGCCGCTGACCGGCAGCACCGTGCCTGACGATCCGGCAGAGGCGACGACCGGCGCCCCATACGACCGAGGCTTCACGCCCGGCTCGGGGAAGGCCAGCCGAACGGTCTCCTTCAGGCCGCGCACCAGCCGAGACAGGTACTTCATCCCGTGTTCGGCGTATTCGGCCGGATAGGTCTCGACGTCGATGGCCCAGCGGTCCCCCATGCGCAGCACCTTCGACTGCGGGCCGCCCAGGATCGGATCCTGGTCGACGCCGAAGCTGACGTAGCGGGGGACCGCCTCCTTGATCGGAGGGCAGGCGGGAAGTTCGATCATCCGACGAGGCTCTGTCTGCGGCGCATCGCGTTCGTGCGCTGTTGGTCCTGAACGGTGGCGACGCCCTGCACGGTCGTCTGGACGCTGATCGGTCCAGACACTTCGGCGACGCGGGCGGAGAACATCGCGCCCTCGTCCACCACCAGCTTCACGACGGCAGGCTGGGCCGCCGGCATCGCGCGCAACTGCGCCTGGTTCGTCAGCGCCCCCATCGCGCGGACTGCGTGCGCCGGAATGACCGATGTGCCTTTCGGCAGGTTGGCCAGAACTTCGCCCTTGTGGACGTAGGACAGGCCGCCCGGCGCGCTGCGCGTACCCGCCGAGAAGCCGGGGATCAGATTCCTGAGAGCCGATCCGATCATCGACCCGATCGAGTTTCCGCCGCCCTGGCCGCCCGTGACGCCGGAGAACAGGGTGGCGAGCAGATCTTCAAGGTTGTCGAAGGCGGCGTCGCGGAACTTCCGACCTGCAGCCTCCGCCCAGTTGTCGGACGCCAGCACGTCCACGAAGTCCCGTGCCATGTTGCGGGCCTGATAGTTGCGCTCGCCATCGCGGGCGGCGGCGTCCAATCCACCGCGCTCTTGCTCAGCAATCAGGCGCGCTGCATCGCGGGTGAAGGCGGTGCCCTTCGGAAGGTTAGCGCCCTTCACCTCGACGCGGGCCGGAGCGCGTGCCGCTGAGCCGGTCTTGGTGTCAACGGCGCTGTCCACCGGCTTGGCGGTCGCAGCGTTGGCCTTCTCCAAGGCGTCGAGGCGCTTGAGGTGCGCGTCGATCGACTTCACCTCGGCATCCAGGCCATCGTATTCTTCGGTCGCCTCAGCATCGAGAGTTTCGCCTTTGTCCGCAGCGGCCTGCATGATTTCGGTCATGCGCGCGGCCTTGGTTTCGCGAGCGGATTGATAAGCGGAGATCTGTTCCGCAACGGTACGGTTCGCCATGGGTTTGCTCCTTGTCTGGCGATCAGCGAGGGCCGGGATGACCTTCGCGGGATTGCCCGGAGCGCCGGGCGACACGCGCTCATCGACAGCCTGCAGAGAGCCAGACGCGGCGCGCAGTTGGGTGTCGATGGAGCGGATTTGGGTGATGGTGCAGTCGCTGTTCGCCGGGACGGTGACGAGCGACAGCTCCAGGATTTCGGTTTCGAGGAAGCGGACGCCGCCGCCCTCCATCAGAGAGTACTCAATAGGCCGGAATCCGATTGACACGGCGCGCACGAGGCGGGCCTTCACCGACTGCCAGGCCTTGTCGACCAGAGCCTTGAGCTCGCCTTCCTCGGCGATCTTGACGATGTTTGCCGTGAACGGGATGCCCTTCGCAGTCGGCTTTCCGAACTTCACATGGCCGACAGGGGATGCGTGGTCATGTTGCCACAGCAATGGCAGCTCAGCGGCGAAGCGAGCCCCTAGGGGCTCGATCACATCCCCCATACGGTCGGTTGAGGGGGTGGTTGCGATGCCTTCAATCAGGCGTTCGTCATCGCTGACGGCCTTAATCTCAAGGACGCTGTAGGCCCGGTCCTGCATGGCTCGGCCTCCTTAGACAAAGATCATTTGATAGGATGGGGCCTTCTGGGCGTCCGGATTACGGCTCATCAGCATGGCCGCATTGAACAGGGCGACCAGGGGATCGATCTTGGCCCGCCCGGCGCTTTCCTTCGTGATCAGCACGGCGCCGCCGCGGACCTGCGCCTTCGCGTTCCCGACACACCAGGTCATCATCCGCCGCCCGGCGTGGCGAAACGTTCGGTTCTTCAGCTTGATCTCCAGCCCCCAGGAGGCCGGCGACAACGCCGATCCCTGACGAATGGACGAGAGCAGGTCGCCCTCGATCTTCCGAACCGCCAACTCGTCAATCAGGGCGGCGATCCCGAACGGGTCGAGGCCAATGCCGTACTTCTCCGGGAACAGGCCGGCTGCGAAGACCTGCTCCAGAATGTCCGCCGCCTCCTGGATGGGCTGAAGCGGATCATCACAGATGACCAGATCTCCGTCCGCCTCGAACTCCCGCAACTGGGTCGCGATGTCCTGCCGCCGTTGCAGCACGTCGTCATGGGACCGATCTCGACATTGAGGTGCTTCGAGAGAAAGACCTGAAGCTCGCCGCCGGTGGCGTTGATGACCTTCTGCAGTTCATCGACCAGCCAGTTCAGGAAGACAGACCGCCCCATGTTCGGGTTGGTGATGTAGAAGTTGGCGGGATCGAGATAGGCCTGAGCCTCAATCATCGCCTCTGGATATTCATAGATCAGCGGCAGGCTGGCCGGATCATGGATGCGTCCGTCGCGCACGCCCCGGAAGTAATCCAGCTTCGTCTTGAAGACGCCGGCCGGCGCCTCATCCGACTGGGTGCTCGCCCAGATCACGAACCCTTCCGGCCTCGAAACAAGGCCCCCGGTCGCCTCCCTCAGCATGGCGTCGGCCTTGGGGCGCTTGCCGAATATCCAAAGCTCATCAACGAAAATGAACCCGGCCTTCTTGCCCCCGACCGTGTCCGTATCCGCCGCGACAACCTTCAGCACCGCCTTCGTCGTTCGGTGCGTAATGGTCCGTGTGTGCTCCTGGATGTGCATCAGCACGATCAGGTCTTCGTCCTCCAGGATCATGTCCCGAGCAGGCTCGAAGGCGTTGTTCGCGATCTCCAGAGTCGGCGCCAGGATCAGCAGCTGGGCCGAATGACGCCAGTTACGAACCAGGGCGGTCACCATGATTCCGGCCGCAATGGTCGACTTTGAGTTCTTCTTGCTGATGAGCAGGAAGAACTCGCGGATCAGGCGCCGGCCGCTGGCGGCGTCATAAGCGCCGAAGATCGCGCGAACGAAATCAAAGACCCACTCCTCGCAGGCCTCGCCAAAGGTCGGCTTGCCCGGCGCATCCACGATGCGCAGCGACTTGAAGACGCGAAGCGCCTCCTCGCCCTCATCGGCAAAGAGCGGTGCGGGCAGCAAAGAGCGCCTGGACACGATCCTTTCGCGCCAGTCCAGGCAGGCCGTCGACCACTCCATGGCTTACTGCAGCTTCGGCGGCGCCGGGGTCGCGAAGATGCCGCCGACACGCTCGGCGGCCGCCTGCCGCTCCGCCTTGATGCCCAAGGCGGGCGCCTTCTCCTCGCGCTGACGAACCCGGTTCGCGGCGGCCTTGGCAGGCCCCTTGCCGAACTCCTCGCGGATGTAGCGCGCAGCGCTGACGTTTCCGGCGATCGCCTTGCGCCACATCGCCTCGTTCAACACCGCCTGGGCGAGGTCAGCGCCTTCCTCAAGCTCCCGAAAATAATACTTCCTCAGGGTGGGCTCGCTCAGACCAATACGGCTCGCGATCACCTCGACCGTCAGGCCGTAGGCTTTCAAAACCGCAATGTTTTCAGCAATTTGCTTCATCCAGCGATGACGCTTACGCCCTCGCCGGTCCTTCGGCGGCGTCCACGGGTCGCCCCACAGATCGACATCGCCCTCGTTTTCATCGCTCATCAGAAAAAAATCCCTGAGTGAGGGGGGCGCCGGTCTCTGAGCGGAAGGGCTCCGAACTTTCGACACCCCCCCTCCCGCGCGGCAGGGGAGGGGGCGCGAGCCCCGGTCAGTCCCAGACGCCGCGATGGTGCAGGCTGGCCTGCTCCTCGCGCTGGATCTCGCTGTCGTGGACAGCCTTGCTGACCGTCTCCAGGTTGTTGATGTCCCAGAACAGCTCTGCGCTCCCGCGATGCGGTCGCTTGTGGTTGACGGTCGGACTGTCCGGGGCAGGGTATCGCCCGCCCAGCACCTGCCCGGTGCGCTGACACGTATAGGCGTCGCGGATCAGCACCTGCTGACGCAGCGCGCGCCACCGGGCCGTCTTGTACCAGGCGCGCCATGCAGCGCCGCTGGATCGCGCGTCACCGCGCACCGGATCGTCCGCTGCCCAGCCGACCTGAGAGCGCGGCGCGCCGATCAGCGGCGGCGGCCCCTTAAATCTAGCCATGTGAACTCGCCCGAGTGTGACGGGCCTTCCGGTGAAGACCGGCTCAGTCGGTTGCCGCCGACCGTTACGCGAGCCGCCCGCATCGCCGTTGCTTTCTCAGCCTAAGGCCCGCCGTGGTGTCCCTGCCGCGCTCGGAGCCGGTCCAGGGTGATCAGATG